TTTATTGAAGGTTTGCATTTGCGTGATCTTTATGATACAACTGTTTGTTTGACTCAAGACGGAACTACTGATTTAATTCAGTTTCCTGCTTCATATTTGTTGGTAAAACGTAATAACACTTTTGAATTATCCAAAAATATTGTTCGTTTAGAACATATTGATGGAGGAAATCAAGATTGTGTTGTTTTTTGTTTACACAGACAAATGTGTCAACCTCACAGAAACATTATGCCTCACGTAGTTACTCAAGCTGATTTGAAAGAATTAACTGGATCTATGCGAGGAACTATGTCTACTTTCCATAGACGTAATGATATTTTGTATCGTAATTATCACACATTTCGCAATATAAATGCTGTTGACAAAACAATTGAAATTGACTTGGATGTCGAAAGACAAATCTCTTACACACAGCGATCATATTACACATATGACGTGACAACTGCCGAAGGTGATTGTGGATCTTTGATAGGTATTTTCTCAAAAAGAATGACGAGGAAACTTATTGGAATGCACATTGCTGGAGATGAAGAAGGAACTGCTTATGCATGTCCCTGGACATTTGAAAGATTGACGATTGCTATCGCTAAACTCGAAAAAATTCATGGACCTGTAGCTCAAATGGAATATGCTCTTGATGAAATGACAAATTCGTATGAACACCCCAGTATGCCTACTGGTGGTTTTGTTCCTGTCGGAAAATCAAAGATTCGACTTGGACAAGCAACAAAGACAACCCTGCTAAAATCACGTATTTACGGATTGTTACGACCTGCAACAATGGCACCTGCCATATTGCGGTCAACAATGATCAATAATGAGATGATTAATCCAATGTTAAATGGACTTAAAAAATGTGGGATGGTTCCTACACTTTTAAATGATGACGACTTAAATGCCTGTACAAATGATATAGCACAAATATTGCGTACTAATTTTTGTGATCGTGACGTTAATGTTTACCGTCGTGTTTTAACTTATGAAGAATCTGTAATGGGTGCAAATGATGATTTTATGACAGCTGTTAATCGCTTGACGTCACCTGGTATCCCTTATTCTCAATTTCGAGATGGGAAGCCAGGTAAAACCAAGTGGTTGGGCTGTAATGAAAATTTTGATTTTGTATCACCTGCAGCTTTGAGTATGAAGCACGATGTTACTGCATTGATTAAAGATTGTGAAAATGGGCTTATACGTGGAGTATATTGTTCTGACACTTTAAAGGATGAACGTCGGGTTTTTGCTAAAGTACACAAACCACGTGTATTTTCAGCTTGCCCTGTTCATTTCGTTTTAGCGTTTAGACAATATTTCCTCGGATTTGCCGCTTGGTGTATGCATAATAGAATTGACAATGAAGTTGCAGTTGGAACCAATCAATATTCACTTGATTGGAATAAAATTGCTCTCCGTTTACAAACTAAAGGAAGCGCCGTCATTGCTGGAGACTTCTCAAACTTTGATGGATCATTGAACGCGCAAATTCTTTGGTCTATCTTGGATATTGTGAATGATTGGTATGACGATGGAATTGAGAATCAGAAGATTAGATTGGGTTTGTGGTCACATATTGTACATTCTACTCATATTTTTGAGGACAATGTATATATGTGGACACACAGTCAACCTTCTGGTAATCCTTTCACTGTTATTATCAATTCTATTTACAATTCTATTGTTATGCGTATGTCTTGGCAAATTGTGATGAAAATTCATGGAAAATCAGGTATGGATCAATTTCGTAAACATGTGTCTATGATAAGTTATGGTGATGATAACGCTTTGAACATCTCGCGAGAGGTGATTGGAGTGTACAATCAACAAACTATAGCCGATGCCTTGGCTATCATTGCACACACGTATACGGATGAAGGAAAAACAGGCGAAATAGTTAAATCGCGTTCGTTATCAGATATAAATTTTCTTAAAAGAGGATTTGTATTTTCGCAAGAATTACAAAGGTATATTGCTCCTTTAGAGGAACAAGTTATCTATGAAATGATTAATTGGACAAGAAACACTATTGACCCTGATGAAATTCTTAAAACTAATGTACAAACAGCTGCTCGTGAAATGGCGCTTCATGGCAGATGTAAATTCGACAATTTCTGTAAAGAAATGCGCCAAATTGAAAATAGTTTTCGGATTTTACCACATATTTTAACATATTCTGAATATATGTTAGATATGGAAGTGAATTCCGAAAGTTATTTTAATTAATTGGGATGTGATCTTTTTGATTTGAAATAATTTTTCAGGCTAAATCAAATCTAAATGCTATCTCAATATTTGTGTTACTTATTTAAGTTTACTTCCAGGATGCACAGAAGCAGCCCTTCAAAAATCCAGGAACCCTGAATGCTCACTAAATGTTTAAGTAGACACTAGTGCTAAGAAATTTACTTGCTAACTCAAATGAAAACTCTAATCCAGAAATGGAAAATACGACGATTGTTGAACAACAACGTCAAATTGTACACTTTTCAAGTGAAGGTGTTATACCATCTACTAGTGCTGTCCCAGATATTGTCAATCTTTCAACAGATTACCTATCTATGACAACACGTGAAGATCGTGAACACAACGTGAAAGACTTTCTTTCGCGTCCAATTGTAATCAAAACAGGCTCTTGGGCTACCACAGTAGTTCCAGAAGATGCCAATTCGCAATTGTACACAGCAAATTTTCCTGAATCATTGCTCTCAAATGCAATGTATCAGGAGAAATTATCTGGATTTGTTGGACTTAGGGCAACCTTAGTCATTAAAGTTCAAGTCAATTCACAACCTTTTCAACAAGGTCGTCTAATGTTGCAATACTTCCCATATGCTCAGTATATGTCGAATCGTGTTGCTTTAGTAAATTCAACTTTGCAAGGTCGATCGGGTTGTCCTCGTACAGATTTGGATATTAGTGTTGGAACAGAAATAGAAATGAAAATTCCTTATGTTTCACCACATATATATTACAATCTGATTACAGGTCAAGGATCTTTTGGGTCTATATATTTAAATGTATATAGTCAATTAAGAGATCAGGTTTCAGGAACAGGCACAATTGAATATACCGTTTGGGCTCATTTGGAGGATGTTGACATTCAATATCCAACAGGAGCTAAAATGTTCACTGGTAATGCTCCTAACTTTACCTCACTAGCCGCAAGGTTAGCTACAGGTTTAATGTCAGAAGCAGAAATCAGAGAAATGTATAAGTCAGGTGCTTACACTAAGAAACCCCCTCGTATCTTCGCACAGGCGAGTTTAGAATTAACTCAACTTAAAAATAATAATTCCACATCATCTGGAATTGGTAAAATATCTGAAGGTCTATCAACTTTGTCGCAAATTCCGGTAATAGGAAATATGTTTACAAAGCCTGCATGGATATCAGCACAAGCTGCTAATGTTTTTAAATTATTAGGTTTTTCGAAACCAACAGTTCAAGGATTACCATCCGAGACTAAATTACGAGGTCAAACTCGTATGGCTAACTATGATGGAGCCGATACTTCACATAAATTAGCTTTGTCTTCTGCTAATGAAATAGAAACAAAAAGTGGTTTGTCTGGTACGTCAGCAGATGAAATGGCACTCTCACATGTTTTATCAATTCCAAATTTTTGGGATAGATTTTCATGGGCTACAACTAACGATACAGGTGTAAATCTGTGGGATAATTATGTAACCCCAATGAAGATCAAAGCATATTCAACAACAATTGCTGATAGGTTTAGAACAACACA